CGACCAGCGGGGCCGCTTCCAGAAGCAGGTGGAGCTGCGGGATAAGGGAGATGACGAAGCCGGCATGATGGACGAGGACTTCCTCACCGCCCTGGAGTACGGTATGCCTCCCACGGGCGGTCTGGGCATCGGCATCGACCGCTGTGTCATGCTGCTTACCAACAGCGACTCCATCCGGGAGGTCATTTTGTTCCCCACCATGAAGCCGCTCGGAGAGTAATACTTGAAAAATGTTCTGAAATTGGCTAAAAACAAGGAAAGATGCCTGTTTTTAGAACAAAAAATTGTAGCATTTGAGAAGCGATTTTCATTTTACCACAGCTTTACCACATTTGCCGAACATATCGCGGTTTTACCCGGTGGGGGCCAAAAAATGGCGCATTATGTGGATGAAGTTTCCTGTTGACAAAACAGAGAAATCCGCCTATAATGATAATAGAAACAGTAATGTTTCCGGTGTGAGAGCACCGTAAAAAGTTGTGCTGGGAGTGGGACAGGATAAAAACCCACGCCGAATGACATCTTAACTGGGTGTCGCGTCCGGCAGCGGGAATTAACTGCTGTAGTCCATGCGGGGGACTTAATTATTTCCGCACCAATAGACGCTTTAACTGGGCGTCGCGGCTGACAACCAGCAGAAAACTCTCTACTCAAGCAGCTAAGGAGGAATAGCGTTGGCTATTCCTCCTTTTCTATGATTATGTTTGTCGAAAGAGGCAGAGATATGGATACGAAAAATATCAAGGACGAACAGATCCGCAAGCAAATCATAACTGCCTCAGAAGTGTATCGGGACAAACTCGCTGGTAGAGTTTTCTTATATGTGTATGGAGAATCTTACTTTGAAGTAGTTTTTCCGACAGATCGCTTCAGACACTTGACTGGCGTAAATTCTTCTATCAGTGCTCAAGAATTTTATGACAAAGCAAAAAGTTCAATGCTGTCTGCTGGTCAGATCTTCTATGACAGGGAGCATACATACAGAGGTGCGAAGAGAAAACTTCCGTGCTTGACGATGTTGCCCGCACTGACAAATAATGTTGTATGCGTTGTAAAAGATATGAAGACTGTCACCCTTACTTACAAAATCGGTGTAACCAATTTAGATTTTACGATTGGTTTGTCTGAGAATCTTGATTTGGAAGGAAATAAGATAAACGATTGGTTTTTACCCAGAACATTGCGCGTGAAGGATAAAGCGATTGAGAGTAGCGCTGACGCGGAGTTCATTGATTTTATCTTTTCTAAGGATGCTTCTGTGGACAAGTATTCTACAATGACATACGCTGATAAAGATAAAAAGCCTCCATTGGTTATCAAAGATTTTCTTTCTGATGATCTTGTGAAGTATCTATATTGACAAAGTTGCGACTAATCGAATGTTGGTTCTTTTACCAGGGAGTTGGCCTACGGGCTGACTCCCTGTTTTTTTTGATAAGAGAATTAAGATAGGGTACAGATTTCCACAATGGATTTCTGTACCCTATCTTTTTTGCCAGCGGAGCCGCTGGGCAACGCAGGAGCGGCGATTAAATTGTTCGAGGGTAGTTTCACCTTTAAGATTTGAAGCGCTCAGAGGGGCTGTAGATGGCTTTTACAAAGGTTTGTTAAATCTGGTACATTTACAGTGACCATAGGGATTGCTATGCCTCAACCAATAGCTGCTAACCTCAACGGTGCGTCCACAATTCTGGCAGAGGCATTTCCAGCGAGTTTCATTACCTTTGATCCTCTCGTTTTTTACCGGCTCGATTACTTTAAGAAGGCCGAACGTCTGATTTGTAAGGTCATGCTTGATCTGAGATTGGGCGCAACCGCAGGATCTGGTTTTTCCATTGCGGAGACTATCGGAGAGGACAGACACGATGTTTCCGCATTTGCATTCGCAGATCCATTTCGCTTTACCTGGTTTTGAGTCTGGGTCTTTCTCTATTACTTTCAACTTGCCAAATGTTTTGCCCCTCAAATCAATGAGGGTGGGAGAGGAAGTATGCCGAAGACAGCCGCATGATTTTGTACCATTGGTTCGTAGCAGATTTGTAGAGGACACGACAACGGTATTGCCGCACTCACACTGGCACAACCACATAGGACGGCCTGGTTTGCTGTCCTCAACCCTTTTTATAACGGTCAGCATATCAAATGTGCGGTCGGTAAGGTCTATCAGCTTTCCCATTGGAATCCTCCTCAAGAGATCTTGATTTTTCCTTCGAGGTTGGAGAAAGATTCTTTCTTCTTTTCCTTTGTAGCTTCGGCATAGATGTTCATGGTAGTTTCAATATCGGCATGGCCCATGATTTCCTGAATGACTTTGATATTCCGCTCGTTTTCACAAAACCGCGTACAGAAAGTATGACGCAGATTATGAGCAGAAAAGTGACGAATCAATACAGGATCTCGCCCCTCTTGATCGGCCAGCACCGTTTCATCTTCGATGTAGGCGGCACAAATACGGTCAATAGCTCGGTTGACACTATGAGGAGAGAGAGGATCGCCGTAGCGGTTTTGGAAGATGAAGCCAGTATACCCGTCAACAACGGACTCATTGAACCCGACTATCTTTTGTGTTTCCCATTCTGCCTGCAGAGCGGCTTTGACCTCTGATAACATAGGCACAATACGGACGCCGGCGCTTGTTTTTGGTGTTACGATATGGAAGCGTGCCTTTTCGTCTTCCTCATACTTTCGGTAGACCATATTGTGGTTGATACTGATGATCCCTTCGTCAAAGTCGCAGTCTTCCCAGCGCAGGCCAATGGCTTCACCGATACGGCATCCAGTACCAAGCAAGACAGTGAACAAGGGGAGCCAATGATTATAAACTTTGTGATTTCTCATATAGTCAATAAATGCCGTCTGCTCTGCGATGGTCAGCGCGTGACGCTTTGGCTTCTCCCAGTTGTGGCTCTTTTTGATTTCCGCCATCGCTCCGGTAGCCGGGTTGATACGGATGTAATTATCACGGACGGCCAGAGTAAATATGGGGTGGATGATGGTGTGAATAATTTCCATAGAGTTAGGCTTGAAGCCCTTCTCTTTGATGAGCTTGTTATAGAAAGCCTTGACATCTGAATATTTGATACTGGCTATCTTTTTCTTGCCAATATCGTTCCTCACATACTTGTTATACATATAGAGGTAATTGCTACGAGTGGTATCTTTCAGCTCGGGCTTGTTTGCCATATACAACTCGAACAGATCATTGAGCGTAGCTTTGTTTTCGACCGCAGCCTTGATGCCGTCTTCCAGATCGCGGTTGATCTTTCGTTCTTTTTCTCTAAGGCAGAGATCGTCTTTGCAGCTCGGAGGGAGGCGGTCAGTTGGAACCAGCCGTTTGCTATACACGTCATGCCGAACACCATCTGCGTCGGTGTAAGTAAAACGATAGGTGCCGTCTTTCCTTTGGGTTTCGCCGTCTTTTAAGATACGGCCTTTGTTGTCTGTTCGTTTTAAGCCAGCCATACTTATCATCCTCCTTTGTTTCGATGGTAAGTCTACAGTTACATAATATCTTGAGGGGTTTCTAAAGTCAAGCGATAAAATCGCTAATAGGTTACTTTGAAAACTGTCTATTGATTTTTGTGCTTTAACAATTTATAATGATTTAGCAAAGATTGTGAGGTGTTAGTATGGCAATGGCCGAGAAAATCAAAATCGCACTTATCAAGCGTAACATGACTTTGAAAGAATTAGCGTCGCGGCTTAACTGTACTTCTCAAAATCTTAGTGGTAAATTCAGACGTGATAATTTCAGTGAAAAGGAATTAGCAGAGATCGCCAATGCGCTGGACTGTCATTTTGAAGGAAGATTTCTCAGAAATGATAATGGCGAAGAAATCTAAAGCTATAAGAGCGTAGGGTTTTCACCTACGCTCTTTTTTATGCTATCAACAACAAATGGTATCGTTAGCCACCTCTTTTTCGATACGCTGATTCCAGGCTTCGATAGCAGCATTATTCAAAACCTGAGCAGGCCGATCGTACCACCCTGCGTACATAGAGACTGTCGGGCCTCTCGTGTGGCATTTGTTACAACGAACTGTAACGACGACCAGTTTATCGCATCGTCGTGTTTCGGAGTTCCACTTCGTATTGCTACTTGTTTTCTGATCAACTTTCAGCTTTGTGCTGCCGCAAAATGGGCAAGGTAATGGTTTCAAGTTTGGTTCGGGCATCGGTATCCTCCTCTTCGGACTCATATCTTGGGCAGGGCGGCATAATCACAGCTCTTTGTTTTTTCAGCCAATCGCACGGAACTAAGAAGTCCTTTTTGTGCCTACAGGTGATGCAGTTCGTGTTATTACCCATGGTCAGAACTTCCTTCTCCAATACGTCCGTTGCCAGTCTCTGCGGAACAAATGGTGCCAGTCGTTACACTCTTGGCAGTGCCCATTACTGCCAAGACATTCCTGGCAATGCCTGATGTGAGTTTGAACAAAGCAAACCAACATCCACCGGACAAACTGCTTAAAGTTCATCTTACTCTTTGTCTCCTTTCCGTGCTTCTATGGCAGCTTCCGCTTCGGCGCAAGTTAGAAACACAGTTTTCCCAAACATATCGGGATACAGGTAGATATTATCTGTGACAAAGTATTTCGCCCTTATTTGCATTTGCCCGTTTCCCAAAATATGAATGCGATCTACGGTACAGAGTTTTATTGTTGTGCCAGTGATAACCCATACCGTATCTCCTACTTTACAAGGCGGGATGATTAGCCTACTGTCTTCTTCGGCTTGGGACAGATCGTATAAGGCGGAAATTGCCATACTTAATGCTTCGAGGCGTTTGTGAGAAGTCCATTGCCTTTTGGAGGACGAGGTTTTGTCAAGAAATGACTGTATCTCATCGGCAATTTGATAGAGGAAATGAATGGCTTCTTTTTTGGTCATTGCTTTTCGATCTCCTTTACTATTCTTGCTCCACAGTTAAAACAGAACTTCTCAATCTCACATAGGTATGGCAAGTCTGCCTTAACCTCGAACAACTCCTCCTGTATGCGTATCTGGTGCAAGCGGTAATACGCTTGTTACTCCAGTCTGGATGCTTCCGTTTGATACAGAAGAAAATGGTTCTCCAAACGGTATTACTTTTCATGGCGTTCTAAGTAGTCCACGATCAAACGATATGCTCTGCGTTGCATATCAAGATCCTCTTGGGTGATGTCATCCAGCTGTCCGAGTTGAGCCTGAAACAGCTTATACTGCCGGCGAAGCTGGATGGTGTTTTGAACGATACGGACAATCTGAGTAAGAACTAAGACCGTCACCATGATGGTCAGGTAAGTGTTCATACGGCAGTCTCCTATACAGAAATAGAGTTGATGTAGCTTTTGATCTTTTCGACATTCCAGAAGATTCGCTTCCCGATCTGGATACGAGCCTCAGCAGCCTCGCCAATCTGTATGGCAGAATACCGGCCACAACTCAACATGGCCTGAAGCTCGTCAGTATTGATTGCGATTTTGCTCTGGGTGTCTACGTTATTGAATTGCTTTGTTGCTCTCATGGTTATTCTCCTCGATCATCATGATCGGCTTTGCCATGCCTACTTTTTTTCTTTGGGTGGGAAATGCTGCTTGCGGTATTTACGGACTTCTTTACACTGGTTGCAGTTATGGCGATTTTTGCAGCACCAGCAGCCGTCTACAATGCCGTACCAAAACCAAGCTGGCATTTGCGGAGCTTTATGTTTTCTCTTTCCCATCTCGCCCTCCATCAGAAGCAGATATACTTTCTCGGAGAACTAAGCACATCTTGGATTAGTGCGGCGTCAGTAACTTCACGGATGCCATAGACATCAAGCCAGGTTATCCGGTCTTTGAAGCGCTTGCGGGCTTCACGGGCATTCTTGGCTCGGACATAATACCAGTTCGTACCTACGTCGGTTTTACGGTATCCAGCGTTGACAGCGAAGAGCTTCGCCTCTCCGTTTAGAACAAGGGGAGGGCGTTCATATGATTTGTACATAGATTATCTTTTCACTCCTAATTTGGAACAGGCAACATCTTCAATATACTTGTCGTGATTCCCTACCCAGCTTTCCCAGATTTACCTTTCAGCCTCGTTTTCTGCCTGTGCTGATTTGAGAATATCCTCTTTATCTTTGCACAGAGTTTTGGAGATAATATTCAAGAGTTCTTGTTTTGATATTTCTTTGAGCGAGAGGCTGGTAGGTAATGCGATGATAGGTCTCGGTGCTACGGCTTTTTTAGCCTCGTTGTACATAAACGTCAGTTCCTCGACTGACTCTGCTCCCGGTGTGTAATACAGAACATAGATATCACTGTCGGACGCAGATACTACAGCACAAACATTGCGTTGATCGCACCACCACCCACATTCTTCTTTGATACACTCGCGGGCAGTATTATCGGAAGCGCTGTATACAGGGCAAATTTTTTCGTTACTCATATAAAAGCCTCGTTTCATTCGGAAATAATGTCCAGTCCATCAACAGCATAGCCGCCAGATTTCCCTTCCAGTTTTACAACGAGAGTGCCACAGCACATCCACGGCTCTGATGCTACCGTCCAGATGCGACTTTTATTTTCCGCACTCACGTAATACTTGTTGTTCATTACAACTTTGTCACCGGGCTTCATGTCAAACGCTCCTTTCATTTGTCAAACCGAAACCGTTTTCCATGCTCTTGCAAAGTTCGTCGGTGCAATCATTTCCATAATCCAGCTCTTCAAGAGAATAGCCGTTTCCACATCTCAGTCCCTGCATGGATGTGTCGAAGCCCTGATTTTCCAGCCACGCTTCTACTACTTGCATTTCTTCGTTTGCTGTAGCGTGAAGGTAAGCGATACGGTGCATTTTTTGGCGGATATACTTGGGGATTTTTATTGCTGCCATCTCAACCTCTCTTTTCGTCATCAGAAATCTTTTTGCACACAGGCCGAATGTATTCCATGAAGACCTGCACGATCTTCTTGGCATTGGTTGTGAAGTCTTTTTGAATGCAGCTCCAGAGGTCGTAGTCGTCACAGGTTTCCATAGATGTGCCCTCGAACTTCCTCTCTAAGGCATCATGGACATCTCGCTCATTGCTCTGATAGCAACAGTCTTTGATTTCGTCCATGTCGAATGCGGGATCTCCCCAACGATCTGTCTCTGAGAAATCAACGCCCCAAGCCTCCATGAGTTCTTTTACAGCCTCAAAGGTGGCTTCTTCGTTGATAACACACGGGCTGGCGAGTTTATCCAGCAAATAGCCGGAGTCTAACCTTGCCATGAGGTGCATAAAGCTCTCGCTCTTGTGCGTAGGAACCCAACCGTAGGCGTAGTTTCCGCAGTCGGATGTAATGGACAGCTCATACCGTTCGAGATCGAAGTTAAAAACTGCCCAGAGGCAAGACCCATAGTCAGGGTCGCCTCTTTCTTGGCAGAAATAAAGGGAAATGAGCGGCGGGGTTCTGGTTGAAACCTTAGCCATTCTGTTCGCTCCTTTCTGATGAAGTGGTGTCTGCGTAGAGACTGACCGCTGGGGTAAGATGAAAGAACTCTGTATGGCTTCCTACATCAAAAATGGTGACGCCGTTGTGATTCCAAGTACGGGTGTAATAGATTTTGAAATTGCGCTCGGCGCAGAACGCATGGATCAGCAAAAACGCCTCATCCAAAATATCCTGGTCGGATTTGGGCTGGCCTGCTTCGTTCAGATCACGGATCTCAGCAATCTTTTTGGGTCGCCCATGATACCCCTTGAATTTGAGAGTATGGGTTTTCATCTTTGTCACCTCTGATTGATTTACTTTGTTGCTATTAACGGAAAATGACTACCATGCTGGGGAATGGTGCGGAGTTCTTTCCGTCTCCAAATTTCAGCCGGCCACGTATGAAGCGGACTTCCACATTGGGTTTCTGATAGATGTAATCGTGAAAGTAGGCTGTGTCTGTACGGGCTGGGATAAGCAGTACCACGGTGGTGTCAGGCTGCTTGGCCTCTTCGGAGCATTTCTTCACCCAGTCTTTGATAGCCCTGCCATACGGTGGATTGCAGAAGACCGTCTGCCCCCCCCACGGCTGTCTCAGTCCGTCGTCTGCTACGGTAAAGTACCGGTCGCACTTGTGATTGGACTTATCAGCGCAGGGATCGAGGGTGAAGTGAAACTCCGAATCCAGTTGGTCAAAGAACGCCTGCGGCGTCGCCCAGTCCATAGCCCTGGACGAGAACATGACTTCTGTATTCATTTTATTTCACCTCATAATTTGTGTCTATATAAGAACGGTTTGATCCGTGACTTGGTTGCTGTCGGTAATTTTTACCTGCATATCATCTGTTACCGGAATACGCATTTGTGCGTAACCAGAGGATGAGAACGGCATGAACCCACCAATCCGATACTTGTCACATACCAACTCATCGCCGTCAAAACGGAAAGAGTTGCCATGAGCGTCACGATAGGTTAGCTCACGATTGCAGGTTGACAGCTTCGCATATTTCCCACGATAATCAGGAGCCTTCAGCTCATAATCTGGGAACGCCTTGATGAAAGCGCTATACTGCTCTGGGAATAATTTGGACAACTGGTGGAGAAAGATCGGGATGGTTTCTGTTTGATAGCTCTCAATCTCTCCACCAAGCATAGCACGCGGATGGTAGGTGCAAATTCGATTGATATTGTCTGGCGTCAGCTCGTCAATAGAGACAAAGAGACGATTGCAACCGAACCCAGGATTATGACAGAATAGCCTGGAATCCGGGCCGCGTTCGATTCTGACATAGGGTGGCGCGAGAAAAGCACCGTCGCCGATTTTTGCGATGTAGGTGTTGTTGGGGTAAGAGAGCTTATGATACTGTTCTGAGCCTTTGGCCTCGTTGTAAACACGTCCGTACATCTTGGTTTTCTTTGTGCCGCCATCAACACAGGCCGTACGGCCAAATTCACAACGAACGCCAAATAGCGTCGTCTTACGGAAGCATTTTCCTTCCTTATATGCCGAACACACATCGGCATGATCGCAATAAATGTACTCTGCGCGAAGCCGCGAGTTACGGCTACCGTCGCCATACAGACCAACATTGATCAGTTTTTCTTGTTCAGTCATTGTGTTATACCTCGCTAATAAGAGCGTTGCCGCAGGTAATGCGGTCGGAATCCTCTTCCTTGCTGGGAACAAACACGATTACGTCCCAGCCCAAATCAAGCAAGGGCTGCTCGAATTTGTCGTAGACGCTGTAATCGTCGTAGCTGGTAGTGATATCGTAGTTGTGTTCCAGAGCAGCTTTGGTTTGATGGATCGGAGTGATCTTGACGATAAACTTATTGCGGTCAAAGAGGGAGTCGAGCACTTTGGCGTCCAAAATCGTTGCTTCGGTTACAGCGAAGTTCAACGTGTACTTTCTGCCAACCGGCATAGGCAAATCGCTGGCGATATTAGCGATTTCTCTCAGGCTCAGAGATTTGTCGGCGAACTGAGCTTCCCGCTGGTCGTCTGAAGTGCTGTTGATACTAAGTTGCAGTCCAGCTTCACCATGCCGCTGGGTATTCTTGATTTCGCACCAGTGCTTCAAATAGCTGGAGAGGTCGTTATTGCTGCGAGGCATCATGGTGGAAACTACGGGATGGATGGTGACAGCGTGAAGACCACACTCTTTAACCAGGTCGTCCAATCGAGACTCAGTAAAATCCAGCACCGCAGGATTCCAAGTCGGCTCACCCATGCGAGCGTAGTGGACATTGAAACGGTTGGTAAAACGGACATCCTCATGTTCAATAATGTAGCGGATCTGATATTCGAGATCAGGCAGAGAGGCATTCCCGAAGAAGCCGTATTTATGAACATCGCAGAAGGTACATTTCATGGGGCATCCCTTCTGGCTGCTGATAGTCGCTACCCACTTGTCCATAAGGTCAACATCGTGGTGCTGAACTCCCTCAATCTTTTTGGTTAAGCCGAGGAAGTCGGCTTTGATGTTGTTTTCTTTGCCGTAGTCACCTACGGTAAGAAACTCCAAACCGAGCGATCGGTTGAAGTAGATTTTACCCGTGTGGGTCAATACCATTTGTGTATCCATTGTGATATCCTCCTGGGTTACATGAAGAAGTGGAGCAGCCACCCGATGAACAGTGTGAGAAGTGCGTGGGTGATAGCAGTAATCCAACGATCCCAGAACGGGTCGGGGTTGGTATTGACTCTGGTAGTCACGATGAATGTGATGAGTGAGTCAAGCCCCAGCGCTTGCACCAGGCCAATCATGGGCAGTCCGAGAGGAACAACGAACCAGTTCCACATGAACATGATGGTCGCTCCACAGAGCACAGACAGCACCACGGACAAAATGAATTGCAACAGATACGGAGGGTTGCTCAGAATAGGCTTCGTATCATTCTCATAGATATGGGACATTTTTATGGCCTCCTTAAATCAACCTTTCGATATATTCCCGATCCTGAGTGAAGATGGGAATTTCGTGGTCGATGATCCATCTGTTACGGCATACGGTAATTTTCTGGCCGGGGTTGCGAGGATCGTCGATGGTTTCTTCAAACCGCCGTTTAATGCAACAGGAACCGCGCTTCAGCTCTGTGGGGAAATCGTTCCAGTTAATGCCTCGCTGAGACCAAAGCATTTCCTGAATCATGTTGCAGGTCTTTTTGTGCAGCTCGTGATGGCTAAAGTTGGCCTGACCTACGGCCTCAATACTGTTTCGGGTTGCGTCCTGCTGCCGCCAGATCAGACAGTTACAGACCTCTTCCTTGGGGACAGAGAAAGCGCGGGAATCGAACATGGCACCTCTTTTAAGAGAAGCATCATAATTAGCGTATAGAATAGCGCTTGCTAATGCTCTATCAGAAGTGTCACCATTGCGTTGCGCATCTTCAATATCATTCCTCAAGAAGAACTGCACGACTTCTTTATTAAAAGCCTTATTAAAGGCCAGTGTCGCCATCGACGCCGAAACACTGCACATTTTCTGAATGTTATAGCCAAACCAAGCGTCGGTCTGAATAGTAGCATAGTCTGTCAGCACCAGAGTGATCTCATCGGACTGAGTGTATCCAAGCACACAGCCCTGGATGTTCTCACAGAGATACTTCATCGTCTCCTGCATAGCCTGAGTCAGTACGGGGTCGAAAGGTTTTTCCATGCCCTTCGTGAAGGTATGGAATGCCTTGCCGTCAAGCCGGATGATCGCAGGTACACGGCGGGTTAAGAAGTTGCGAGAAACACTCTCATAGCCTTTCATGCGGTCGCCCAGACTGTCGTTTTTCTTTGCCATTGTTATTTCATCTCCTCCCAAGGAATACGGATAGCGTGCTTGGTAGTCAGCAAATAGGACGTGCGCCCATATTTCTTTTTCCACTCGTCGAGGTAGCGCTGCATTTCAGCAACAGCGTCTGTTCCAATGTCATCATAGGCATCTTCATACATATCCTCGCAGGCGTCAGATACAATGCTTGAAGCATCGAAACTCATCTCTACCTCTTCGGTTCCCCATACGTACAGCGGCTTCTCCGCGAACTCTTCACAATCTTCATTCCAGCTATCAAAGAAATCCTCCCAGCAGCTGAAATATCCTTCGTTGTGAGGGTAGAAGTCGCTTTGTGCCATTGTAAATAACGATCCGAGCGCATTCGGCTCGTGCTTTTCTGCTTTTTCGAACCGTTCTTTTTCTTTGCGGTTTTCTTCCTGCTGGCGGCGCTGCACAACGGCATCGCAGTCGCAAAGTGTTCGGCATCTCGGAATCTGCTTTCCACAGTCGGGGCAAAAACGTACAACACCGTTATAACAGTTCGGGCAGAACCGGATAGACTGGTGCTTGTAGGGGAATTGGCCGGCTTTCTTATCGGGGTCGTCAGACAACCCATAAGGATTATCTTCAATACGGAGGCCGATACCATGACAAACAGGGCAAATCTCCTCATTGTCATGGAGATCCTTTATGAGTTTCTTCCCAATCAGCTCTCCAAAGGCATCTTCAATGTTGACAACCTTTCTTGTAGGTTTTACAAATCCGGGCATATCTCAGACCTCCTTGTAGATTGCAGGGAGGAACGCGAGGCCAACTTTTTGCGCTACCAGATAGGCGGAATAGCCGTCAATCAAGACGGCGTTATCGTCCAGGGCAACATTGGTATTGAACTGGCCGGTATGATAGAACTCCAGAAAACGCTTTGCGATCTTCTCATCGCTGGGCTTTGTGCGGGCCATATATCCCGGAATCTTGATGGCGCTTATCAGTACCTCCTGGGTGGTGGCTTCGATTGTGGAGAGCGGGAAGGTAGCGCCGGAGGCCAACATAACCTCTTTCACATCCTGCTCGTCAAGATCCGCAGCCACTACGGTGCCATACCGCCGACCACGCGCTGTATTACAGGCCACACGAAATCCGGGCTGAAGTTTGCCTACAAGGTGCTCAGGGATCTCGAACCAGAACACCTTGCCATAGGGCTTATGCTTTACCATAGCTACTTTCATTTGGCAGTCCTCCTATAAGGATAGAATAATTTACTTTGTTGCTATATACATAGTATAATCACGGCCTCCCAATTTGTCAAGAGGGAAGCCGTGATTTTCTTTGTTGCTAATGAAGTTTGTTGTCAGTCTGTTGGAGCAAGATGGAGGATAATGGCCTGTGGATTGTCGCAGTCTTTCAGGGTCGCTTTATAGTGCTGTTTCCACCAGCTATACAACAACTCAAAGTTCTTGATGGGCAGATATTCCTCCATAAGAAGCTGGGGATCATCTTGTGAAGCATAGTCCAACCGAAGAAGTTTGATGTCATCAGCGGTAAAGGATCGAAGCGGCTTGTACTCGAACTTGGTGACAATAGCCTTACGCCGAATGGCATATTCCGGGAGCTGGCTGGCTGGACTCCATTTGATAGCCTCGTCATACTCGTTGGGTACAACTCTGCTGTTATCCCAAGCATATAAGCCATCGGAGCGGTATATGATACCTACAGTGACTTTCTTTTCGGTTGTCTCTCCGTCTTTTTCGACCGGTTCAAAAATAGTCAGTCTTTTGAACGGTTCGAGAATGTTCACTACTTCACCGATTTCAGGCAGAAA